TAGACAGTATATCTGTAGATAACATAAAAGATCTTAATAGTAAGATCGATATTTGCAGAAATAGCATATGCCTTCGCTTGTTATCTTTCTCTGCTGATATGACATTTTTTCAATCATTTTTGGCTTCATTGCTGGTAGATTAAGAAGGATACTTTTTATGTTAAAAGACAAATTGTTATTTGCTGCTAGTGATAAAGGGGCCACTCCTCCTACGCCGATTCTTGGTGATCTTTATGCGTGGGGGGGTAATAGTGATGGACAGATGGGCTTGGGTGACCCAAGGGATCGTGTTTCTCCCACTCAAATTAATAACGACACGGACTGGCTTGAAACAGCAACGGGTAAATATTTTACTATCGCTGTAAAAACAACTGGCGAGCTATATTCCTGGGGTCGTAATACTTATGGGCAGCTAGGACAAGGGAATACCCTTCGATATTCTTACCCAACGCAAATTGGAGTTGCGACAGACTGGCTCTCTGTTTCAGCTAATGATGAGTCTTCTTTAGCAATAAAAACAACTGGTGAATTATACTCTTGGGGTTATAATGTATACGGACAGCTAGGGCACGGCGATACCGCTAATCGTAATGTTCCCGTTCAAGTTGGGGTAGATACAGACTGGATTGCTGTTTCTATTGGTACACAATTTTCTTTAGCATTAAAAAGCACTGGCGAGCTATATTCATGCGGATATAATACTGCTGGACAGTTAGGACAAGGAGATACAACTCAACGCACTACGTTCACAAAAATTGGTACGGACACAGACTGGAATTTAATATCAACAGGATTTGCTCATACTTTAGCAATAAAAACAACTGGTGAGATGTACGGTTGGGGTAATAATGCGTACGGACAACTAGGGTTGGGTGATTTGGTTCAAAGACTTTCTCCTGTGAAAATAGGTGTCGATACCGACTGGAGCGATGCGTCTGCAAGCTATTTATCATCAGCTGCAATAAAAACAACTGGCGAAATGTATACTTGCGGGTATAACGACGTGGGGCAGTCAGGGCATGGTAATACAACTCAGCTTACTGTCTTTACTAAAGTTGGGACGGATACAGACTGGGAGCTTGTTTTTGGGGATATATCTTATTTTGTGGCAATAAAAACAACTGGTGAGATGTACGGCTGTGGTAGAAACACTAATGGACAATTAGGGGTTGGTGATAAAACAGATAGAGATGTATTTACGCAATCAGGGATAGATACAGACTGGAAAGATGTGTCTTGCGGCAACAATTCATCTTTTGCAATAAAAGACTCAGATGAACTTTATGGTTTTGGTTATGCTAATGAAACATTAGGAATAGGAAAGTTACTTAACTACTTCTCCCCTGTTTTGGCAGGTAAATATCAAAACTGGATTACAGCTTCAGCAGGAAATAATAGTTTTTTGGGTGTTGAAAATACGGGTAAATTATATGCCTGCGGAAATAATAATCAAGGTCAATTAGGTTTAGGTGATACAACAGCTCGATATTTATTTACGCAAGTCGAAGCTGATACCGACTGGATAGATGTTATGAACGGATATGATTATTCTATTGCATTAAAAACCACAGGTGAACTTTATGGTTTCGGTGTAAATGGTGCTGGGCAGTTAGGGTTAGGGGATGTAGTTTCTCCTCGTCTTTCTCCAGTAAAAATTGGCACCGATACAGATTGGGCTTTAATATCAAAAGGATCTTCGGCTAATAATAATTCTACTTTAGCGATAAAAACAACAGGCGAAATGTATGGCTGGGGTAGTAATAATTATGGCCAATTAGGGCTGGGTAATACAACTCAGCAATTATCTCCAGTAAAAATTGGCACGGATACCGACTGGGTTTTCGTTTGTTACGGATATGGAATGACTATAGCATTAAAAGATACTGGCGAGTTATATTCTACGGGTCTTAATAACGTTGGACAATTAGGATTGGGCGACACCGCTAATCGTAATACGTTTACTAAGATTGGTACCAGTACTGACTGGGCAACTGTTATAATTGGAACAAGCTGTGTTTTAGCGGTAAAAACAAATGGTGAAATGTACGGTTGGGGTGATAATTCCGGGGGCCAATTAGGATTAGGTAATAACACTGATCGCAGTTCTCCAACACGTGTAGGATCTGATTCAGACTGGGCTACTGTTGGCGCTGGATCTAGTCATTGCTTAGCAATAAAAACAACTGGCGAAGCTTATGCGTCAGGTTTTAATAGCGTTGGACAATTAGGATTGGGCGACACCGCTAATCGTAACTTGTTTACTAAAATTGGGACGGATACAGACTGGGTATATGCTTTTGGTGGGCAAGCCACATCTTATTGTTTTAAAAGCTTGTAGTCTAAACAGAAGTAAAAGGAATATTATTTAAATGCTTAAAGACCGACTTTTATTTGCAGCTAGCAATACGTATGGTGACTTATCTACGGGGGAAATGTATTCCTTTGGATCTAATGTAAATGGTCAAACTGGATTAGGAACAACAGTTGGAAATACATTAAGCCCATTTCAAGTTGAATTTTCACCTAATTGGGATGTTATATCTGCTGGATATCTTCATAGTGTTGCAATTAGATCTGATGGCTCTATGTGGTCGTTTGGTGCTAATACAGATGGACAAACTGGATTAGGATTATCAGTTGGTGATACATTAACGCCGACTCAAGTAGGTGTTGCAACTGATTGGGTTGATTGCTCAGCTGGTAGATCTCATAGTCTTGCTGTTAACAACTCAGGCGAGCTTTATGCTTTTGGAGCAAATACTAGCGGTCAAACGGGTTTTGGCACAACAGCTGGCAGCACATTAGTGCCAACTAAAATTGGTGTTGCAACTGATTGGTTATCTGTTTCAGCTGGAGCATTTTATAGTTTGGTAACAAAAACTGATGGAACAATGTATTCTTTTGGTACAAATAATTTTGGATGTACTGGTCAAGGAATATCAACTGGAGATACATTGGTTCCTACACAAATAGGTATTGCAATAGACTGGTTATATATATCAGCTGGATACATTCACAGCTTAGCAATAAAAACTGATGGGACAATGTTTGCATTTGGCGGCAATTTCAACGGTAGAACAGGATTAGGATTGTCAACAGGTAATACATTAGTCCCAACACAGGTTGGTGTTGCAACTGATTGGATGGATTGCTCAGCTGGTAGATTTCATAGTGTTACAATTAGATCTGATGGCTCTATGTGGTCGTTTGGTGATAATGCAGATGGGATAACAGGATTAGGATTGTCAACAGGTAATACATTAGTCCCAACACAGGTTGGTGTTGCAACTGATTGGTTATCTGTTTCAGTTGGTGAAACTCATAGTCTTGCAATAAAAACTAATAATACAATTTATTCATTTGGATCAAATGCTAATGGGCAAACAGGTTTTGGCACAACAGTTGGTAATACATTAACGCCAGCTCAAATAGGAATAATCACAAAATGGATAAAAATAAATGCTGGGGTATCTTATAGTTTATCATTACAAACTCCCTAAGTTAAATATAAAACACTTTCAGCAAGTCTTCTTCTCATTAAACCTAGTAATTTTTCACCCCCTCCGTAAGACCATTTTATAAATTCAGCGGGCACATTTAAATGTTCATTAGCATTAACAAAAGTTAACAACGTTGAATCTTTAAAGTTTCCATAACCCAGATTATAAATAAAACTAACAAGAGCACTAAATTGATTATTACTTAATCTAACAGTAACCAAATTATGTACCGCTTTCTCAGCTTCATATATATCTTGTTTTAATAATTCAGTAGCAATTTGTTTTGTGATTTTTTTTAGATTCTCAACTGGTTTAATTACATGACCGTATCCAATTGTTAGTTTTCCACCTGAACAAACGTAAGGTATAGAACTAAAACCCTCATAAGATTTGATAAGTTCTACGCCAAGGTCGCCTGTTTTCATTCTTCTGCGCATATATGATCCATGTAAATTAAAACGTCCATGTTAAACAAACTGCCATTTTTTGTTTAAATCCATTTATAGTAAAAATATAACATTTTTAATTACTCTTAAAACATCTTAAATCTCTTAAATTATCGTAAGATATTTATCATTTATCGTAAGATATTTGTTATTAACTCAAATTTAAGGACAGACTTTTTGTTTTACGTAAGTCATACTCAATATCAAACTCTGACCCATCAGTAGAAGATTTACTAAACCTTAACACTTCATAATATGGCAGCTCTTCAAATGCTTTTAAATTTAAGCTTGCTTGATCTAAATTATTATCTTTCATAATTTCTTCTCGCACAAGCGGGGTTGAATCATGCAGTATGATCGGTTCTGTATTATGTCTCGGGCTAAACAGAAGATTACGTAGATTGTCTGAACTATTATGACCTGTTAGCACTGTTGCTGTATTAACTGCTGCAGTACTAAAAGATTCGGCACCCTCATGCTTGTATTGAGGGTTGTATAAATCAACAGCAATTCCAAGGCCAGCTGTTAAAATTGGAACGCCTGGAGTTAATAAAAGTGGAATCCATATTGCACCGACACAAAATCCCACTCCAACAACTATTAGAGTGATACATAATATTTCTCTTTTTTTACGTTTGCTGAGCATAACAATCCTCGCATTATTTTAATAATGTTTTTCGAAATGTTAATAACGCTAACTTCTCGTTATTTTTTAGTTTGTTCGTCTGTTTTTTTAGCTTGCTGCGCTGATGCTGCTTTCTTTTTATCAGCAGAAAAATCTACATCAATACCATTGTTTTTTAGAATATTTTCAGCAGCTTGCTCGATGGGAGCATCTATCTTATCGCTTCTTGTTGAGAAGTATGTACCAGTCGCCATGCATAAGGCTATTATTACGAGAGTCACTATCTCCATATTATTCTCCTTTAAGCTAAACTGTATACATATTCTTAATTTGATCTGTATATGTTGTTATCGTCCTATTATCCTTTTGTATATAAAATAGCTAGTTTTCTTAAAAACAATTTACCGCCTTGTCTTGAATTTGATGATTTAGTTCAAGCTGGAATGATAGGATTAATAGAAGCTAGTAATAGATATGTTGAAAGTGATAATAACAAGTTTGAATCATTTGCGTATCTTAGAATTAAAGGCGAGATAATAGACACTATTAGAGCCGCACATCCGTTATCCAAACATTCTTTTGTTATATATAAAAATTTAAAAAAAACACAAGATGAATTAGAGAATTTATTAAATAGAAAAGCTAGTAATTGTGAGATAGCAGAAGCACTTAACATTGATATAAAAGAGTTAGATAAAATATTATTACGTATAAATAATTATTCTGAATTTAGATATGACTCATTAGATAATGAAGAATTGCAGCGTTTTTTAGAAGATAATTTAAATAATGAATCGCACGAACATATTAATATCACTTCAGATTTAACAGTATTACTAGAATGTGCTAAATTAAATATAGCTGAATATTTATTGTTAGAGCTATATTATACAAAAGACCTTCGATTTAGCGAAGCGAGCAAAATATTGCAATGTTCACAGTTATCTTTAAGTATTCAGCACTCTAAAATAATAGAGAAAATCAAAACAAATTGTGTTAATATAATAGAAGAAATTAAATAAGGACTCGTCAAAATGGCTGGAATAAACAAAGTAATTATCATCGGCGCACTGGGTCAAGACCCAACAACTCATAATAATGTTACAAAAATTTCAATAGCTACATCTGATTCATGGAAAGATAAACAAACTGGTGAGATGCAAGAAAAAACTGAATGGCATAGAGTTGTATTCTTTAATAGACTTGCTGAAATTGCAGCCCAATATTTGAATAAAGGCTCAAAAGTTTATATAGAAGGTTCGCTACGTACTTCTAAATATACTGATAAAGACGGAGTTGAGCGTTACAATACTGAAATCGTTGCAAGCAAATTAGAAATGCTAAGTAGCAAACAAGACAGTCAATCTAGTAGTGCTACAAAGTCTAGTTACTCTGTTAATAGATCCGAAAAATCAAATCTAGGTGTTTTTGGAAATGCTGAAAAAAGCAGTAAAAATGACATTGATTTAAATGAGTTTGAAGATTTACCATTTTAATTTAAATATTAGATTGATATTCATGTGATATTACTCTAATATAAATCTGAGGGCGGCATCTCTCTTGTTGCATACATTTTGATACTTCCGCCCTCATCTTTAACCTCTAATCTCTAATCTCTAATCTATCTTATTTATTCTTGCTAGCAATGCTTGTAATTGACTCACTGTTAATAATTCAATAGAACTTGCTTTATAATGTTCTAAAGCTTTTTGTGCTATTTCTTTATTTGCATCAACATCTAATGTTCTCGATATTGATGATATTAATCCAGCTCTTATTTCTATTGCGCTGTCATCTATGTGATCACCGCCAGATTTTCCATCATCATCTGTAGAAGATAAACCTAAAATCGCACTTAAAGAATATCGTCTTAAGTAAGTAATAGTCGAACCAGCTGCTTGTAAACTATTCATCTTTTTAGTAGTTATATCTATAGCAGTATTTATTGTCTCAGATATAAACTGACCCGATGAGTGCATAAGTATTGTAGTAACACTAACAATACCATCTCCACCGCCAATCGGTTGCACAACAGATAAACCATATTTACTAAGAATTGGTCTAATATATTCTAGAATGCTGGATAAATCAGCATAAGTATAACCGAATCCTTTTGAGCTCTTATAAACATCGCTCAACTGGCTTTGCATTCCACTAATCGCTAACGCTAATTCGTTAATATCTTGTGACATTTTCATTTTTACTTTCCTTTTGCTTTATTGCGTTTAATCTTTTTAATATCTTTTCTATACTTTGCTTTCTTATGGCCTGTCATGTTTTTAGCATTCTTAAGAAGCTTATTGCCTATTTCAAAAACTTTCATTAAGTCTTCATAATCTATATTTAATGTTACAATTTCTTTCTTTTCACTATTCTCTTTAATAAGTAAAGATGATATTGGTAATGCTAACGGGATGTTCCCAACTGTCATCATTACTTCAGCAGACTTATCACATTCGTTTAATTGTCTTACAAGACTTTCAACAATAATTTTCTTTAATTGCATTTCGATTCCCTTCTTTTTAAATTACAAACTTACTTTATTAAAAATCTTCTATAACTTTCACCTTGTACTAAGCATTTGTAATAAGCTTCAGGATAAGAAGCTTTTAAAATGTTATTATCAACTCTATTAACTCCTTCATGTTTAGTATAAGTAGCAATTATTGTCCCGTCTATTCCAACTAGCTTTTCTTTGTCATTTATAAACTCTTTAACTTTTGCTGATAACTCCTTCTCATTATCTTGTAATAATTTAATTTGTCTTTTTATTCTTGATAATTCAGCAACAGCTAAATCAATTTCTTCATTAGAATAAGAGCTATCTACATCTAAAGATACATCAAACATTGAGATCATCTTTTCATTATCTTTAACAAACATTATAAATCTCCTTCTTTATAAGAAAGACTTAAATTTCTTTCAATGATATTTAACCACTCTAATACGCTTCTGATTTCTTCTTCTTTGTTATCACTAGATAATTGTGCTAAGTCAGATATAAAGTCTGACATGCTATCATTAGTTGATTTAGATATAATTAAATGCTCACCATCATTATCTACATTAAAAACATGTATCTCAGATTCTGCAAAGCATGAGTTGTCATCATAAGCACTAATTATGTCAGTAATATACTCTATAACATCTTGTATTGTTTCTAAGTGATTACTGTTCTCTTCATCAGTATCCCAATTTATATTAACTAAGTAACTGTTTTCTATTGTCATTTTCATCTCTCTTGTTGCATCTTGTATTTTTATATTAGAGCATCATGCTCTTACTGTCAACACTTATTTTAAGATTTATATCTTTTTTTTAAAATAAGTCTTATTAACGCACTAACATTACCGTTCTGCGATAAATTAGCTTCTTCTTGTAACTTATCTAAAATAGGTACAGTTAAAGTTATTTTTCTTGCAACAGCTTCATCTTCTAGTTTTCTCATCTTGGTTCCTTTTTTGTTAATTAGATCATTATATCATTGTGTTACAACAAGTCAAGACATTACAAATTTTAGATAAAAAAAAGACGCAATAAGTGCGCCTAATATTATAAAAACTATTTAATTACCCCATCGTGTGTCTAGAAAGAAAATTCATCATTGATGTATGATTTTCAGCGGGTCTAAATGATGGTTGATGTGAAAAAGTGACGGGTCCAGGCGTCGGCATTTGCATAGGTGTTTGCATTCTCATTGATGCTTGTTGCGCCGATGCTTGTGATGCAGCTATAGATGCATGTATTGTATTTCTAGCATCAGCTCTAGCGTTTAATGGAGCTACTACAGCTTTAATTTCAGCATCAGATAATCCTTCTTTTTTTAAACATCTAACTATTTCTGCGTCTACAGATGCAGTCGCTATTCCGCCTACTACGCTTGCAGCAACAACACCAGCTGGCAGTGATCTAGTAATTGCTGTTGTAACTACTCCAGCTGTCCCGCTCAATATATTAGCAGCTTGTTGATTTGTTTCTGCTCTGCCTTTGCAATATTGTGTACCTTCTACTTTTAATGCATCTAGTGCTGCTTGCTGTTCTTTTGTTGGCATACTTATATTCCTTATTAATTTTAAGAAAAAATATGATATGTAATTAATGATTATGATTCAATACTGTGGTTATAACTAGTTATGCTAGAAGCAGAATAGTAGAACAACTTCTAGCAAAACTAATCCTGCCTGTGCGGCAGTTAAAGATAATAAACAATCAATAGGAGTAGAAGAAATATTATCAAATGTATTGTAATCTGTTTTTATATTAAAAACAAACATTAATATAGTTAGACAATAGCTGAGCATAATGATACTATAATTGCATGCAACAAAGACGGATGAAACAGCATGACAAAAAAGAAACAAAAACTATCAGATAGAAATTTATATGACTACTTATTACACGTAGCTTTGAATTTAGAGTATAAATCAAACCCTGAAATATTTTATTATAAACTAACTCACGATGATGTTTGCGAAGATTTAGAAGTATCAAGCACTACAGCGGTTAGAATGAGACAAACTGGGATAGATTTAAATATATTTTATAAAAAACTAAAAGAAGGCATAAGAATTATCTTTACTGTAGACGCTGAAAGAGTAAAAGAATTAATACATGAGTTAGAAGTTAAATGGGGAAGAAAAGATGCTTAGAGATAAAACAGAGCTTGCAAATAATATTAAATTTAAAATTATTAACTATCTTTATCGCAAAGCAGAAGAAATAAATGATGAAAGTTTTATCTATAAGAGAACAACTGAAGAAGTTATAGCAGATTTAAATGTGTCAAGCGCTACAGTTGCAAAGATGATACAGTTTGCTATTGATAAAAAGATCTTACACTCAAAAGAAAAAGTTGGAGTCAAAACTATTTATCAAGTAGATATAAAGAAAGCTAAATCTATGTTGATAGATCTCTGCAAAGATCAAGCAGAGGTTACACATGAAAATTAATAAAGAATTTATGAAGACAGCAGATAATATAATACTGCTTCTACTTGCAGCATTAATGTTTGCTAGTAAAAGCTTATACTCAGCTGCTCTTTGTTTTTTGTATCTAGCTATAACAAAACAATATAAAGCTCTAAGCTATACAATAACATTTTGCATATGCGCTGCGTTAATTATGTATGTAAGAAATTATTATTAATATTAAAAAATTGATAAACTGGTATTACAAAAACGAAGATTATATAATTATTGTTATATGTTTTTTACATTTTACAACTGGTTATACATGTGTTGATATTGCTATGTTTCTTGCAATAATAGCAACAAGAGATATTAATACTGTTAAAATTAGTTTTGTTATGCTGATAATTAGTTATTTATATAATGACACATTTGTATTTTATTTTAAATAACCTGCTATTATCGTAAAATTTCTAACACGATAACAGCAAGTATTAAATAAAGTTATACAGTACTAACTATAACTGTGTAGTAATCTTTTTCTTTCTCAACGACTTCCACTTTAAAATTAACTTTCAAGTAATCGGTCGGTTCAAATAAGTTACCAAAAGTTTCTAGTCTTGTAGAGCCACCCCCCGTCCCAGTTGGCACATATAAAGCCATAAACATTTGCACTTTACCTCGCAAACTTTTTCTAGTTAATGATAAGTAAATTGGATTATCACCTTGCACAATTTTAACTAGATTTACATAACCAGATCTTGCTTTACTATCCACTGTTTGCACTTTATAAGTAGTTGGCTCATCAGTCTCAGGGGTGAATAATGCTACTTGTTTTTCAAAGTACCATCCTTGATAATATTGTTGAACCGCTGTGATGTAAGCAGCAGAGTAAATGCTCATAAACGATGAGCCGTCACGGGACGATTGAAACTCACGTACTTTTTTCTTGCCTTTTTTGACCCAGGCATATCTGTTCGAGTGATTTAATGCAGTGATGCCATTGCCTTTTAAAATATGTCCAACTTCGTGCTTGCCAGTAGTCTTTAGCGTACTAGTTAATGAAGCAGAGTTACCGCCAGCATGATTGCGTTTGTCAGCTCCATTTTTAACAGTAACATATAATACTCTGTAACCAGTTGGAGTTGCAGGATACATCTTTTTGATTTTATTAGTAGCAATTGAACCATTAACTTTGCTGCGATTCATACCAGTGTTTAAAACTACAGTATTAAATTCCATGTGTACACGACCGTTCGACATATATTCATAAGCATCTCTAATAGCACGACCCAGACTTTTAAGTTGTGCATTACTAGCTCCACCTTTGTCTTTCCATTTAAGAGATCCGATATTTAATAAGTAGTTACCTTGTTTAACAGGCATAACTGGAGCATAAGTTATAGTGTCATCAATAACTTCTTCTTCAACTTCTTCAACTTCTTCAACTTCTTCTACTAGCTCTTCTTCACTGTCACTGTCTTCGTCTTCTGTCTCTTCTTCATCGCTAACATCATAGTCTTCATCTTCGTCTGATTCTTCATTACATAAGCAAGTGTCATCTAGTTCTGCTAATTCATCTTCAGCAACGCTTAATAAAGCCTGGAATGGAGTAAAGCTAATAACATCAGATATTAACTCTTGTGATATTTTAAGCAGAGTAATTACGTTATAAATACGATATGCATTATCAGTATTATCAGCAACAGATTCTATAGCTTCTTTAATATCTAGTTTTTGTTGTTCATCTAAAAGTGCAAAGTGATTTAACGGCACGTATTCAAGCAATATTTGTGATGCTTGAATAAGCTCAATAGCATTAGAAGTGTTATCTGTGTTTGCTAACAATTCTAATGATGTATCAAGTAAGTAGTTAAGTTCTGAAAGTTTTTGATCTCTCATCTGTGCTCCAAATTTATAAGATATAAATAGAGTAGATGATTTATGTTTGATTTGAAAATTGAGGTGTGAGTTTTAGGGGTAAATAGTTCTCTCTAGATAGAGAGAAAAGCGAGCAGTCCATGCTCTTTCTGACTTTTCCTCTTACATTTGACTAGACTTTCGTCTTAGCTTCTTGTAAGATAATCTGATGTAGTTAAAAGAAAACTTCAAACCCTTTCTTTTAACAGGTTATCAACCCTTTGCTTTAACCGGCAACATTAAGAACAGGAGTTCGTTAATGAGAGACAATCTTAACAAGACTATAGATCACAGTCAACAAAAATATAGCGAATGTCTTACAAAATCTCAAATTAACTTAGCTGTCATTATAAAAGAGACTATTGGAAGCGGTAATTGTTTTTACAAATCGATAGCTGAGATATCAAGACAGGCTTCATATAAAGAAACAGCAATTAGAAAAGCTATTAAATACTTTATTTCTATCGGTGTTCTAACTAAAGATATGAATGCTACTAAAGTCAGTACTACTTACACAGTAGATAAAGACATATTTAATTCTATAGTTTCAGCTAATAAAATTTCAACTCCAACCAGAGCTATGAGATTTAAAGCTGGCTCTGTAATTAACAAGTTCTTAAAGTACACAGATATAAAAAGAATTGACCAAACAGTGTTAAAAACATTAATGGTCTCTGCTAACAGATTTGGAACATCTAAGTTAACTTCAAAACAAATAGCTAGCAAATGTGGTTTTAGTTCAAGACATGTTGAGACAGCATTAAAAAGCTTAGCTAAGCAAAACATAATCTCTTCACAGATAGTATTTAGAAAAGCAGAAGAAACAACACACTCTGTTAATGCTCGCATAATAACTAACCATATTCAAAACACTAAGACGAAAAACTTAAAAGAGATATATTCTAACAAAGTTAACGATCTTATTTTTGCATCTAGAAAAGAAGAAAACGAGGGACGAACGGAAGAAAACGATACCCCTTATAGTAATAATTATTATTTACATAATAATTACGTTAAGAAACCCGTTATTTTAGATAAAGAAAACAAGAAAGAATCTCAAGAACTAACAACTGTTGTTCAGCAAGAGAATATTAAAACTGATAAACCTAAGACAGAATACAAACAGTATCATTCAAATAACTTTAAAAAAGACAGAATAACAACGACAGTTATTTATTTTGGCTCTAATACTGAGAAAGAGAAAGAAACACAATCCTTATTGCATAGCTTGATGAGGCAGAACTTAATAACTCATACAGCTAAAAACAAATCTATTGAACAGCTAATGAAAGAGGGTTTGTTTTATATTGACAGCATGAAAAATAACATGACAGAAGGTAAAGCACTAAGTATATTTCTAAATCTATTACAAAAAAAAGATGAAAAGAAAAGCTGGAAGATGCCAGTAGGCTTACAAGTTAATCTTTCTAAAACAGCATTACAACGTGAAGAAGCATACAAAAAACAAAAAGCTGAAATAGAAGCAAACTTTAATGCACAGCAAGAACGTCAGAAGAACTCTAAAGACATTAAGACATTAAAGACATCAAACGATGAGGTATCTTCTACGAACAACATTGTTAGCAAACCAGAGATTATAACTAGAACTCTAGAGGCTAACAGTGAGAGTCGTGATTTTGATATTAATGCTCCAAGGATTCTTAGTCGTGAAGAGCAGTTAAGACAGATCAACTCAATGATGGATGGGCTTCCAGCTAAATCAGCTATTGGTATATTGCAAAAGAATAGAATGATAAACCCTTTAATCTTAAATGAGGTTTTACAATCAAAGGGTCTAAGTTGATTTTAATTAATTTTTATGACTATTTCTAATAACTGAATCAAAAAAACTAAATTCTTCCATGTGATTTTTTTCAAAGAAACTTTCTATTGCTGCTTTATCTGATTCAAAGAAAGCTTTAGTAAAATTATAATCAATAGATCTATAGCAAGGATTTTTACTAAGATCATAGATTACTGTATATATTTTATGATAAATTTTTATCTCGTTAAGGTTTTTAACGTCATATATTCTGTACTCTACACAATCACATATTTTGATTACATTATCATCTAAATCCTTATCCTCATCATAATAAACAATAACGTTATTTCTTTTAAAGTATGTGTTAAGTTTACCGACAAATTCTATATACCCCCTAAGGTCATCTTCGATATCTATGGGATGCATTTTTTTATATGACTCAATTATCCATTTATCAAAAATATCTACGTTATTTATATATTTTATTGTTTGATTATTCTTTTTAATATCATCCATGGTAATTTCTAGATTACTATTTTTGTATAACTCTTCAGCAAGAGCGTCATCTCCAAAAAAATCAATAGTTCCATTAATTGAGCTATAAGCGTCATATTTAGAAACAGAACCATCTTCTATTGTTTTTGACGTCTTTTTTTCACATACAAAATATCCATCTATAGACTTATATAAAAAAAATATTACACAAAAAAAATCTTTTGTATCAAAATCTATTGCATAACCTATTAAAGATCCTGTAAATTTTAAATCTCTATCATTATCCATTTGGAAAACATATTGATATGGATTATTTTTTTCTTTAACTTTTGTATGTTCGAACATTATTTTTAATTGTTCTTTCATATCTTCTCTCTTGTTAATCAACTAATTGTTGCAAGATAATTGTATCATGATAAGATTAATTATTAATCAATAAAACAACAAAATAAGATGGATAAAACTTTAAATATGCTATTATTAAATAAGTCTTTAAATTTTGAGGGTTATCAAATGCATAAGAGTACTCACATAGAAGCTGAGCAAACTGCTAAGTCTCCTAAAACTCCAAACAACTCACCTGCCCAGATGTTTTTCGCATCACGTCCTAAAAGCAAGCGAATTAGTTTTGGCGGTGTAGAAGTATATGAAGAGATAGATTTACTTAATGAAGAAGAAGATAAACCACCTATGCGTGTTGATACTCCTCGTCCGCTGGCTAATATGACAGCTCACGAGCTTGAAAAAATACAAGTACAACAATTATTTCAAGAAACACGTAAGACACTAACAAAGTTAAAGTTAACAAGAAGTTAATTAGCAATTAAAAACAACAAGGATGTGTAATGATAGGTTTACAAGTAAATGAGTTAATGCCAGAAACAGAACGTAGTAGACATTTATCTATCACATTACCGTTTCCACCAAGTGTAAATAATTATTGGTTAGCTTCAGGCAATAGAAGATACATATCAAAACGTGGTGTAGATTTTCGCAATGATGTGAAGATGATATGTCCTAAAAACTGGCAGACAACAAAGAGCAGTCAAGTTCATGTTGTTATTAAAGTTTATCCACCAGACAAGCGTCGTCGTGATTTAGATAATTTATGTAAAGCTGTGTTTGATGCGTTAGAGCATGCGGGGATATATAGCGATGACTTTCAAGTAAGTTATTTTTCTGTTGAGAGAATACATATTGTGAAAAATGGTAGACTAGATATTACTTTAACTTGTTGAGAAAATTATGATATTGATTTTAATAATAACTGCTTTTATATTTTTAAATGTTATTATGATTGCAAACTATTTAAATAACGACCTTAAAGATTCACAGACAAAATTAAGATCGTTAAAAGAGAATATTGATTGTTAAGTCAGTTTTTCAATTTCTATAGTTTTATTTTGTGCGTGAATAATATGTTTTTGTGTGTTATATCTCCTTTAATCTATATGTCTAGTAGTATCAATCTCAGCGCTTTCATATAAGTCTTTAGCTAATTTATCAAAACCGAAAAATTCTGTTATTTCTTCTATTGAGTTACAAGCTCTAGCATAACAATTTGTATCTGCATCGCCCGACTCTGTTTCTGTACATACGTAATTACCGCCGACCGTTAAGTATAACTTTAGTAGCGTGTAATTATAATCTTTTGAATCATCTTCTTGTTTTATTGCATAACCAATTAATTTTCCTTCGAATGATATATCAGCTTGATCATCAACAGTAATAAGATAATCTGTATTAACTGTTTTTGAAAGATTTTTTAAAAGAGTTAACATCATTTTTAACTGTTTTACACTTTTCATAGTGTTTTTTTTCATTTTATCTCTCTCTTTTGTTGCAGTAAATCAACTAAGATCATTATGTCACCAATGCTTTTAAATGTCTACTATTATTTTAAATTATTTTAAATTATTTAATATGCTCTGTAGAAATAATAAAACAGCATGCTTAATAGTAAGCAATGAACTATTGTTTGTAAGACTAACTGTGTGACTTTAAGTTTTGTTTTGAATGCAATTGAAAATATATTTATCAAAATCGTCTCAAATCTGTATGTAATATATATATAGTAGAATATAATATAAGTGAGCTCTTTAAAAAAGGATTTTAAATGATAAACAGCAGAACAAATAAGACTAGCGTTTGGGTTCCAATCTGGAAGAATCTAGGTGAGCGTGAGATGTCATTCATTGAGCATCGTATTATTGATACAATGAGACTGTCAATCAGATCTACAGATATACTTGATACTATGCTAGATATAAATGGCAATAAAGTATTGAGAGCTAGAACGTCTTACAAAGAATTAGATGATCACAATGTATTTGAAGTTAAACATAAGTATCATTTCTTTCCCATTTTATTTTTAGATCAAGCAACACTGCAAAATGATTCTTGTCAATACAAACAACGTAAAGATTCTTTGATAATTAATTCTTGTAATATGAATGTATTTAATAGAGAAGAGTTTATGAAAGAATTGACTAGATTCTATTTTAAGAAACAAAACTATTGATTAAATGCTTGCTAAAGTTTATAACTCTAAGAGACTAATAATATATGTTACTCTTTAACAAGCACTTAAAGTATAGCAGCAATGATTAAATATTGTTGCATAATGTCACTAATAGTTATATATTATACTGTATATATAAGCAATAAATATGAGAGATAAAAATGTTAAAAATTGATGCGCAAATAATTAGAGACACTGAAAGCTACAAGCTAGTTATGAGAGTTGTGACAAATAATGAGATTGAAGTTGCTCATACTAAGTTCATAGAGTTGTCAGCAGATGTTATAGAGTCTTTTGTAATGTTAAGAAATACTTTTGCTGTTGAGTTTGAACATATTGAAGACGTAGTTAGTGATAAAGACGCAATCAAAACTGTTAAAGAGCAAAACGAGAAAGCTGAAAAAGCTTTAAAAGCATCTGAAGTTAAAGAGCAAAACGAGAAAGCTGAAAAATGATGATAAACTGCCCAGCGTGTCGAGGACTAAAGCAAAACATCGGGCTCGGTTCAATGAGACTCGTTGACTGCGCTCATTGCAAAGCAACGGGAAAAGTTGAAGATATTAAAGTATCAGCTATTATAGAAAGTAATAAAGATGTTGCGACGATGGAACTTGCTAAAGTTCTTGAAGTAAAGAAGCCATCTCGATCAAGACGTAAAAAATAACTTGGAGCTTTGATGACAAAAAAAAAGCTGGAATCTGAAAAACTAAAGATGGGCAGACCGACTGTTTATAGTGAAGCTCTTGCGAATGAGATTTGCAACAAGATTGCTTCATCAAATGTCGGCACAAGAAAGCTTTGCGAAATGCACGAAGCTTGGCCATCTCAAGATACAATCTTTACGTGGATCAAAACTTATCCTTACTTTTCAGAGCGATATTCGGAAGCTAAACGACTTCAGATTGAAGTTTTCATGGATGACATCTTGTTTATCTCTGATAACATTGAGAATGATAAGTTGACTGACCAGGATGGCAAGCTAGTTTTAAACTCTGTTGCTGTTAGTCGAGCTAAACTGCAAGTAGACACTAAAAAGTGGTTGGCGGGCAAGCTAATGCCACGCATGTACGGCGATAAAGTACAGCAAGAAGTGACGCTAGTTAAACACGAAGACGCATTAAAAGACTTAGAGTGACGCATAAAACATGGATGAAAACGAGAGAAGGATTCGTTCAAAACTCAAAAACAATTTCATTCATTACGCATCCAAATGTTTAAGCATTAGAACAAAATCTGGTGCTATCAAGCGATTTGAACTCAACAAAGCACAACAATACATACATGAGAAACTAGAAGAACAGCTAGCCAAAACTGGTAAAGTTAGAGCGCTGATACTGAAAGGCAGGCAGCAAGGTTGTTCAACTTACATAGGTGCACGCTTCTATCATAAAGTCACGCATACGCATGGCGCACAAGCATTCATATTAACTCACGCACTAGATGCAACTAACAACTTGTTCAAGATGGCTAAGCGCTTCTATGAACACACCCCTATTTTAGTTAAAGCTGAAGTATCTACGTCTAACTCTAAAGAGCTTATTTTTGGTCTACTTGACTCTGGGTACAAGCTTGGAACAGCAGAGAACAAGAACGTCGGCAGGTCTTCTACTATACAACTGCTCCATGGAAGTGAGGCGGCTTTCTGGAATAATGCGGCTGATCATGCAGTAGGTGTTATGCAAGCAGTCCCGAACTCTGATAATACTGAAGTAATTATGGAGTCAACAGCTAACGGGGTCGGTAATTATTTTCATCAACAATGGCAGTCAGCAGAAGCAAATAAGTCAGAATTTATAGCTATATTTGTCCCGTGGTTTTGGCAAGATGAATACAAAAAAGATGTTAATGATGACTTTCTAATAACAGCTGATGAGTATGACTTAGCTGCTCAATACCATTTAACGAATGAACAGATAAATTGGCGTCGCTCTAAGATTGTAGAGCTGTCAGTCAATGGACAGAACGGGTTAAAAGCTTTTAAGCAAGAGTATCCATGTAATTCTGCTGAATCATTTCAATTAACTGGTGAAGATAGCTTTATTAGCTCTGAATCTGTAATGAAAGCGCGTAAGAGTGAGTGCGAGAAGTATGGCCCGTTATTACTTGGTGTTGACCCTGCAAGATTTGGGGACGATAGAACTTCAATTATCAGAAGGCAAGGACGTTGCGCTTTTGAGCTAGAGAGCTATTCTAAGAAAGACACAATGGAGATTGTCGGGATAGTTAAAACTATTATCGATGAAGAACATCCCACTAAAGTGTTTGTTGATGTTGGCGGTCTGGGTGCTGGAGTGGTAGATAGACTACGTGAACTAGTACCAGGTGATGTTATTATTGCTGTGAATGCTGGAAGCTCTGCATTAGACGGTCGAAAATACATTAACAAGCGTAGTGAGATGTGGGCTCTCTGTAAAGAGTGGTTAGATATGGACGGGGGTGCTGACATTCCTGATTCTGATTCATTGCATGCAGACTTATGCGGGATAAAGTATCGAGTTGATTCGAACTCTCGTCTTGTGATGGAGCAAAAGTCTGAGATGAAGAAACGTGGTATTCGTTCACCTGATGAAGCTGATGCGCTGATGTTGACGTTTGCGTTACCAGTGTCCGCATATAGCAAAGAACGTAACAAAGTTTTAAATGCTTTATCAACAAGTTTTGAGAAGCAGATGTTAGCTAGAAGTAGATTGTATCAAGATAAATAACTAGGATATCAAATGAGAGAATTAGCAAATAAGCATAAGAACAAGCTCGAAGAACACAAAAAGATGGTGGAAGATTGGAATTTATATTTTGGCAAGAATAACGATCGTTACTGGGATTACACTAAGTTTGTTTGCGCTACTAATTTAAGCTCATCTGATGTTGCGACATTGAATACATTAAACAAGCCTGCGGTTCAATTCAACATCTTAGAAGCAATGGTAAGTAAACTGCGTAGTGAATTCGCTAAACAAGAACCCAGCTTCCAAGTAAGAGCGGCTGATGGCATTATGCCGTCGATGTTAACAGAGGAGTTCATTGCAACTTTGAAGGTCGTAGAGGGCTATATAAGGGCTATATTTGATGACTCAACAAACGATGGATTGCAGTCAAATATTAACACTGACCAGCTAGTTGGCGGCTTCTCTGTGGTGTGGATTAGAACTGATTACGTTAATGAATATAGTTTTGAACAGAACATTGTTGTTGAGAGAGTGTTTGACCCGACAATGACTTTCTTTGACCCGCTGGCACGCACAAGTCATAAAGGTGATGGACAATACTGCGGTACTTTAATTCCATACACTAAAGAACGATTTATAATTGAGTACGGTGAAGCAGCTGCTAAAGATATCAAGTTCAATCGTGGTGATAACCTTGGTGGCTTTAATTGGAGCTATCAAAATCAATCTGAAGATATTGTACTTGTTGCTCATATGTTTGAGAAGAAATACAAGAAACGCAAGATTGTAATGTTGTCGAATGGTCATGTTGTACCACTTGAGAACTATAAAAAGCTACTAGAGATGTGGGATGATATTGCTCAGCCGCCAATCATACTTGATGAGAGAGAAACAACTGAAGAGAGTATTGTTTGTTACGAGTTCTGTGAGACTTGTGAGCTTGCTTATAGAGAGACTGATTACAAGCAGTTACCGCTGGTCTTTATCGATGGCAACAGTATGTTAATCAGGGGAAACGACGGTAATAGCAATACTGGTTCAGGCTCAGGTTCTGGGGGTGCTACTCAACAGATGACAAGACCATATGTTTATCATGCTAAAGATGCTCAACGTGTAATGAACTTTGCGGGTCAAACAATCTCAGCAGAGATTGAACAAATGGTGATGCACAAGTGGATAGTAGCATTAGAAGCTATACCGAAAGACGATGACAATTATTTGCAAGCTTATCAGAATCCACAGTTAGCATCAGTGCTAGTTTATAACGCTTTTGATGACAAAACGGGTCAAAGACTTGAGGGTCCACGTGAAGTTCAGCGTACACCAACACCCCCAATTGTTGAATCAACATTCTTAAATGCAAGAAACACGATTCAATTTACACTGGGTAGTTATGACTCTCAGCAAGGAATAGTTGGAGATAATCTGTCGGGTAAAGCAATCATGCAAGGTGCTATGCAATCGGACGGAACAGCTGGTCCATACTTAATTAATTACATTAAAGGCTGGAATAGAATTGGTGAGATTGTAGTTGATTTGATACCTAAGTATTACAAGACTCCAAGAAGTTTACCCGTTATTGATATAGATGGTAAGCGTCGTTTTCAAATAGTAAATGCTCCTAAAAATGAGATGCAAGAGCAAGCTCAAAGTAGAGAACAAATGCAGCAAGGTGAGACTGGTAGAGACTTTGAAGATTCACAAGAGCAACAAAGTGTTAGCTTAGAGTACGACCCAAATAATCTACAAATTAAGATTGAAGCTGGTGTTAATAGCTCTGTTCAGAAGCAAAAAGATTTAGATATATTGACAAGACTGATGGGTAATAGTGAGCAGTTTAATGCGTTCATGAATACTTATGGCTTAGAAGTGTTAATCGGTAACTTAGAGATTAATAACGTTGATAGCTTACAAATGCTAGCTGCTAAATACATGCAAGAACAAGCACAACAAGCAGAAGAAGCAGCGCAACAACCAGACCCAGCTACTCAAGAGCTTGAAACTCTAAAAGAGATAGAAATGGCTAAAGTTGCACAACGTCAAGAGCAAGCCGAGGGTGATTTAACTATTAAAGCTGCTAACGTTGCAGTAGCTCAAGAGAAAAATGAGATAGAGTATCAAAAGTTATTAGCAGAGATAAACGAGTTTGAAGCTAAGAAAGCTGAGACTGCATATAGAGCATCAGCAGAAGATACTAAAGCTGCTGTTGATTTAGCAATTGAAGTAGCAAAGATGCAACATGAGATGAGTAGTAAAGACAGAAATAATCAATAAGATTAAAACCCTTCACGGTGCAAATTTTTGATACCGTGAAAGAATGACGATTGATTTGACAAGTTTTTAGGTGCTATCTATAGTGTATACAACTAGCTGCAAACTGGTGAAACCTCTTCAAGGGTAAATGATTGAACAAAACCGAAATAGTTCGGGAGACCGTCACGGGGTTAAGTGAAAATAGAGGATAAAAAATTGGAAGACGAAGTAATAGAAGTATCTGAAGAATTAGCACCAGTTGAACAAGTACAAGAGCAAGAGCAAAAGCTTTTATCGCAAGATAAAGTCAATGATATTGTGAAGCGTGTTCGAATGGAAGAGCGTAATAAAATTCAAAGAGACTATGGGGTTGATTTAGAAAGGCTTAAAGCTGACAAGCTATCTGCATCTCAAAGACAAGAATCTTCTCAAGAGCAAAATGCTCCCAGGGATTCTAACAATGAAGATGTTGTTGGTCGTCAGATTGAAGAACGTTTGCTTAGAATGGCTAACGAACATAAGCTTAAAGTTGAGCAAGAAGCAGAGCAGTCTAGATTACAAAGTATTGCTGACACATATTATAAAAAGATGGAAGAAGGCTCAGAGCTTTTTGAAGATTTTGATGATGTGATGAAAGACTTTAATCCTAGTAAAAATGCTGACATTATTGAACTCGCTCATGAGTTTGATAACCTGCCTCAAATTATGTATGAACTAGCTAATAATCGTACTAAAGCTTCTGAGCTTAGACGTTTAGCAAGAGATGATAGAGAAGACGCTATGTATGAATTACAAAGACTGTCTAAATCAATCATGCATAATGAGAAAGCTCAACAAGATTACTCCCCTGCTAGAGCACCGTTGACCAAACATAAAGCCTCAAACGTGGGTGCTGATAATGGTACAATGAATCTTAAAGATTTTAAGAATGCGAGCTGGTTAAAAGGTTAGTATCTTTTAATATTTAAGTGCATGGATTGTTGAAGCACCTGTAAAACTAATACAATACAGGTGATTAAAATATGGCTTCTCCAGTTAATATATTGCAAGTCGTTCAAACATACCAAATGGCGGGTCTTGCAGCTCTTCAAAATTTAAACTGTTTCATCGGAACAGCTAATACTAAATTTAAAAACTTTGATAAAATCAGTGCTAACTTAGGTGATACAGTTACATTTGATTTAAATCCTCGTTTCACTTCTACTAACTCTTTGGTAGTTGCTTTCCAACCTGCTGAACAAAGAGTTCAAGCGTTAACAGTTGATCAACAATTGTCTACTGCTTATGAATTCAGCGTTCAACAATTCATATTCCAAGCCCGTGAATACATGGATAAGTTTGGTAAGTTTGCAATCGCAGAAATCGGTTCTAAGATTGAAGCTCAAGTTGCTAGAAATTGTGTAACTAATACTTACAGATTCTATGGTGACGGTACTAACCAAATTAACTCTTATGAAGAAATAGCAGTCGCTCTAGCTAGGTACAGAAACTACGGTTCTGCTAATGGTCGTGCTAAGGCTTATGTGTCTGATATGGCTGTTCCAGCGATAATTGGTACTGGTTTAAGTAAGTTCGCTCCAACTCGTAATAACGAGATAGCAAACTCCTGGGAACTAGGTTCTTTCTCTAATTGTGATTTCTATCAGTCAAATTTACTTCCAGTTCACCACGCAGGAACTGCTGGTAATCAAGGTCAACCTTTAACTGTTGTTAGTTTCACTAACGGTGGAATCGGCGGCGCTATTGATACTATTACTTTCAGCGGCGCTACTGCTTCTGATACTCAAGCTATCAAAAAGTACGATAAAATGCAGTTCACTGATGGTCAAGCTGGTTTACCAAACTTGCGTTTCAGAACTTTCATTGGTCATATTGATTCTAACTCTCCTGTTCAAATGCAAGCATTAAGTGATGTTGCTGCTGATGGTGCTGGTAACGTTACTATCTCTATCAATCCACAACTTCAAGTTCTTCCTACTAATTCACAAAACATTAACGTGCCAGTTCAAGTTGGTATGAAAGTGTTAGTACTTAGAAGCCATAGAGCTGGAATGATTACTGCTGGTGACCCATTGTTCTTAGCAATGCCTCAGTTACCTGATGAGAGTCCTTTCCATACTGCGAACATGATGGATCCAGAAACTGGTGTGTCAATTAGACAGTACTATGGTTCTCGCTTTGGAGAAAACGCTAGGGGAATGGTGTTCGATTGTATCTGGGGAAGTACGTTGGTCGCCGAGATGTCGATGGCTTTAATTTTTCCATTGTAACCACAATTAACTTGGGGTATACTGTCAATACATGATACATACCCCAAGGAATTATGGCAAGAAGTATTTACTGTTCTGTGTGTAAATTAGAGAAAGGTCCCAATAGAGAAAATGAAAGCTGTTGCAAAGAGTGTAAAAGTAAGAGAAATAAAGAAAAACGTGCCGCAAAGCGTGTTGAACTTGGAATGCGCCCTTATGCCTCTGGCAGAAAGCCTGAATGTTCTAAATGCAATGAGATTAAAGAAAACATTAATTACGGCTATTGCAATAAATGTAATCGAGAAAAGGATAATGCGTGGCGATTGGAAACTGGAAGGACAAAGAAGCATCAAACAGGGTTATGCCCTTGCGGTGCAGAGCGTGCTCTTTCCAATACAGCATATTGCCAGCCTTGTGCTACCGAGCAATCTAAGCAGTGGCGTAAGATTAATGGATTTACACTTAAGGAAATTAAAAGAAGCAATGAATTACAGAATCAAAGATATGTATCTGTTAGCAAAGGGCGAATTAGAAAAAAAGGAACCCTTGTTAATGGAATTGCTGTCAACTGTAAGGAGTGTGATTCTCTTAGTGAAGGATGGTGTGAAAAATGTGATGAACAATACAAGAGAAAAGTTGAAATGTATCATGAAGATGAAGTGTTTAAATTTAAATCTCAAGTCAGAGCTCTCACAAGAAGTTACATCAGAGCAGGAGTACTTGTTGAACAACCGTGTGAAGATTGCGGAGAAAAAGAAGTGCAAGCCCATCATGATGACTATAATAAACCAATGGATATACGCTGGTTATGTGTAGTTTGTCATAACGAGCATCGTAAAAATGAGAAACAAAGTAATAAATAAAGGATTGAAAATATGGCAATAGTAATTCAAAAACCACAAGTTCCAGTTGAAAACGCTGGTTTTTTATATGTAAACGGCATGAAGTTAAGCAATAATGCAGGCGCTCCAACAACTGTTTTAAATATAGCTCCAGGTCAATGTCGTGACCACACTAACACTAACGATATAGTTATTAATGCAGTGTATGACGTTAACGCTGTTCCTCCTGTTTTAGTATCTGACTATGTTACTACTAGCGTAGCTGTTCTAGGTGCTGGCGGGATAGATACTGGTGTAGTAGAAGCTGATACTATGTATGCAGTGTATGCAATCGGTTCTTCTGCTAATCCAGAGTACTTGGTTAATTATGCTCCTATAAACCAAAAACCTCCTGTTGAACTGCCATTCTCTAAGTTCCCAGGTGCAGCTATTTTATCTAAAAGTTTTGTAGCTCCAGTGTTACCTAATGGTTATGACATGTTTAGAAGAATAGGTACAGTTGTTACTGGTGCTGGCTCTACTATCAAACCATTCGTGCAAACTGGTCTTAATGATCAAAGCAGAGTAATGAACTACAGCGCTTCTATTGATGTTCTTGTTGCTGGTGCTGCGGTTGCTTATGCAAATGTTGATTTAAATGCTATTACTCCAACAGTGCCAACTAAACCAGTAATGTTAATGTTATTAGTAGTATTCGATCCAAACGCTGCTGGTGATTTCGTATCTATTAAACCTGTAACTGGTGTTGAAGCTTTTGCTACTGTGTCTGCTAGTGTGGCGGGCGTTGTTAAAAGAGCGCAAGTTTTATGCCCGTGTTCAGTATCGGCTGGTGGAATAGCAAGAATTAGTTACAAAATATCTAATGTTGCTGGTGCTGCTGCTGCTGGTGGTGGTGTTGATATAGAAGTAATAGGTTTCACTGACTTACTATAAGGATTAAGTATGGCTTACACTGTCACGAATTTAGTAACTGACGCATTCTATGCATCTGGCATTGTCTCGCGTGACTTTGAACAGCCAACTGGTTCTCAGTTTGAAGTAGGGTTAAATGCTTTAAATAGTGTTGTCTCTGATAAAGCTATTGAATCAGATATGATTCCTTATTATACAAAATATAGTTTCAACGCTGTCAATGGCGTTGAGACTTATTTTATTCCAGGGTTAGAAACTGCTGATACTTTAGTATTCTTTTTAAGTGGTGTTCGTTATCAAATGAGAGAAGTTCACAGGATTCAATTCCGTGGTTCTCCTCGAGCTGATATCAATTCATTACCATTTAATTGGAATCTTGAACGTTGTACTGGGGGTGCATTAATCAGTTTGTATTTCTTTCCTGACAGAAATTATCCCCTCGAATTATGGGGTCTTTTTAGACTTCCCCAATTAACTTTTAATCAAGATTTGCAAAATAGTACAGCTACAGCAAACCTTGGTATATGTAATGTTACAGGCACAGGTACATTATCATCAGGTCAATTTTTAATTAATAATGTTAATATTGTTAATCTATCTTTTGCTAATCCTGCTGCATTAGTAGCACAAATAAATACTGGAATAGTTCCCAATGTTACAGCGTCAATAGAAACGGGTGACTTTATTCTAACCTGCACGCAAGGACCAGGTATTACCGTTTTCACTGACGGAACAGCTGACCCTTTAAACAGTGTTAGCTTTAGTAATTTTAGCACTATATCTAGTCCAAATACTTTGAACTTTAATACGTTCTCGTTAGACCAATTTTACATTAGTTATTTAAAGTTTTGTTTAGCTGACAGGTTATGTTCTGAATATAATTTTATAGCCCCTCCTGGCGTTGTAAAGCAGCTAGAACAGTATCAACGATGGATATCTAAACGTAGCGGTGGTATGGACTTAACAACTCAATTGACAAGTACATTAAGTAGTAGCAATCCAATCAATTACGCACAGGCCAATATTGGAAAAGGCTGGACAACTTGATGGAACAGTGGTCTAGAAACAACTTTAAAGTTACTCCTAATGCTGAACCAGTTCCAATTGAGATAGTTGGTAGCTCCACATTTGGTCGTTATAATAAAATTGGCTCTGGTTTAACTTATAACATGTATATAAGTGAAGATTGGCTGGTTAATTTTGCTGGTTACAAAAGAACAATTGAACTTGTTGCTAATAATGTTGGACAAGGTAGAGGATTATTCCACTCAGTTAGAGGTAACCTATTAATAGCAGTTGTTGGCTCTGCAGTATTTCAAGTTAGTAATAATTTAAATGTTACAAAAGTTGGTGACCTTGAGACTGAGAATGGTGAAGTATTTATAGATGAGAATCTTAATAATCAAATATGTATTGTTGATGGTTTAAATGCGTATATTTATAACTATAAAACTAATTCCGCTGTTGTAAAACAAACTTCGGTTAGTGCTGATATTAATCCCAGTTATGTATGTTTTCATAATACTCACTTTTTATTTGGTAATCAGAGTAGAACTAATAATGGAGCATTATGGTATGCATATGTATATGACAACGCTGATATTACAGGTGCATCTATAAAGCAACAAACTCAATTTGCACTGCAAACCAAGCCTGATTATGCGATTGCTGTTAAGCGATTACCAAGCCAAGGTAGTAACGTTATTGTATTTGGTACAACAGTTTGCGAGATATGGACGCAAGTTGGTGGGATACAAAACTACAGAAAAAACTCATCAGAAAATATTGATTACGGTTGTTTGTCTGTTTCTACTATTGCGTCTTCTGATCAATACACTGCCTGGTTAGCAGTAAATGAAAACAATTCACCAGTGATTTTAACTTACAGTCCATCTAATGGTTTAAACAGAATATCTAGCGATGGTATAGATTACTTAATGGATAGTCTTAAGTTCCCAGAGCAATCTACTGCAATATTTTACACACAAGATGGTCATCTTTTTTACCAGCTAACCTTTTACAATGATGCTGATAATTTAACTCTTGTATATGATTTTAATACGCAGAAGTTTTTTAATTTGTCAGATGAAGGCGGTAATTATCATCCAGCTCGTCAACAAGTTTACTTTAAAGGTTATCCTTATTTTATATCTTTAAATAATGCTTCTTTGTATATATCTGATACTGATATCACTGTATATAACGAGAATTTAACTGATGTTGTGTCTCAGTACGATCCAAATTTGATACATATTATTCCAAGAACTAGAGTTTGTGAATCAATTAGGAAACCTGATTCTGGTCGTTTTGTAGTCAACTCTTTTGTGTTCACAATTGAGCAAGGTGAAGATAAAAATTATATTGAAGCATCTAACCTAGGAGTTAGTAATGGTTACTTGCCGCCAAGTAGTGTTATTTATAAGCCTCGCGTTGACCTGGCCATCTCAAAAGATTCGGGTGCAACATGGAGTAGTTATGTCAGCAGAGATTTAAATCCTGCAGGTAATCGTAAGAATATTATTACATGGAATAGCATGGGTGCTGCTAATGATTTTAGTATCAAGCTAAGATTTTGGGGCTCATCTAGATTTGTAGTTAGCAACGGATTTCTGGAGATTTATTAATGGCTGATACAGTGTTTATGAATCTGCCAACTTATTTAAGAACAGAAGATGAAAGCTCTTATCATGAGTATTTAAATCAAGCATTAAGACAGGGTTTAAGTAGAAATGGATGGACTGTTCCGCAGTTAACACATAATGAATTAACAGCAATTCCCGTCATGGATCCAACGACAGGACAAGAGTCTCCATCTTTAGCTCAACTTATGCCCAATGGAACTTTATGGTTTATAATAGATGCAGTTCCTGCTTGTTATGTGGGAAAAATTAACAACTCGCTAGTTAAATTAACAACTACAGCGTACCCTTAACGGAGAATAATATATGGTATGGCCAGCATTAATCGGGGCGGCGGCAACACTAGGAAGTGCTTACCTTAATAACAGAGGAAGGAATAGAAACGCAGGTGGTTCCCAAGGTAGCGCTGATAGTTATTTGAGTCAAATCGACCCAATGGCTCGTGGACAGTTCAATCCTTATATTCAGCAAGGTAATGAAGCTCAAGGTTTAGCTAGTGGTAAATATAATCAGATGGCATATGACCCAATGGATTATATTAATCAACTAATTTCTGGTTATAAGCCGTCTGAGGGTTACAAATTCAAAGAGCAAAAAGCTTTAGACGCAGCTAGAAATAGTGCCGCAGCTGGTGGATTTTCAGGCACTAGAAATGACCAGATGCAACAAGGTGAAATGGCACAAGGTATGGCTGGCCAAGACATGCAAGAGTGGTTATCTAATGTGCTAGGCGTTCAAGGTGCTGGTCTGTCTGGTCAACAACATGTAGCTGATAGAGGTTACAATGCTAGTCAAAACTTAGCTGGGATGTTAGGTGATGCTTTAGGTTCTAGATCTAGCCTTGCATATGAAGACACCAAACAAAGACAAGGTAATAACCAAGGTATGATGGGTGGTCTAGCAAACATAATTGGTATGGGTGCTAATGCTATGGGTAATAGCGGAATGTTTGGCGGTGGTTCTTCTGGCGGTGGTGCTGCTGGTGGAATGCCTATGGGTGGAAGAGGTATCCAACCTTTTGGTCAAAACTATAGAGCAGGTTCAGGTTCTGGCATGTTTGGAACTGGTGGAAGATTTGGAAGTATTTATGGTGGAGGTCGTGGTTAATGGCTCTTAATTTACCTAATTTCCTAGGGCATGGTCCAAAAGATACTGCTTATGGAAACATCTTAAAACACAGTAACTTGGCATCACAGAATGCTTATGCTCCTCAAATGGACCAGCAAGCAGCTCAAAAAGAACAGCTAATGAATGCTTTCCAATCTATGAAGAATCAATATGCTCCAAAGCGTTTTGAACAAGAAGAAGAGCAATTAAGATTAGCTAATATGTTTAAACAAGCTGAGGAGCGTTATGCGCCACAGTACGCAAGAAACAAAGTTGATAAAGATGCTGGTCCACTAGGAAGAGATTATCTTGATTTAGAAATGATAAAGCAAAGAAGTGGTGAAAACTCTCCAGAATATCAACAAGCAGTGCAAAGAATTATACAAAAATATTCACCTAAAGAAGAAGCTGTAGATAAAGATCAAAGGTCTGCTGATCAAGCAAGAGCAGGATTTGAAGTTTTAAATGAGGTTGAACAACCTTATGTTGGAACTGGATCTACGTTTGACTTAATCAAGGATGGTTTTAGTTATTTATTTGATAAAAATCCAGAATTGTTTGAAAAATTAACTAATTCTGCATTATCTTATAAGCTAAACCCTGAAAAATCATCCCTAGCTTTAAGGTCTAATTTTGTAAAATCACCTACTTTACATGATAAAAGAGGGCAAGAAGATGCAATGACAAAAGGCTGGCCAACTTTGGGTAATTTTTTAACTGGGTTTCTTCCAAATGAAGTTATAAGAGAAGCTGATAAAAGGCTTTCTGAGAATTTAGAAAAATCTTACGAGGCACAGGGTCAAACTGGGAAAAAACCTGTTGTTAAAGATCAGAATCCATTGGTACAACTTCTTAATAATAGCAATAACAATAAACAAAAAGGTAAACGTCCTGGTTATTCACTTCATCCTGTTCACTCAGATGAAGATTTAATAGCAACTGCTAACGAAGAACGTAAAACTATAAAAGAAGTATTAAAAAAGTTAAAGGAAGACGGTTATGGCTAAAAATCTTTTCACTCATTATGGTATTAATAAAAACTCAAATCCTAGGTCTCAACAACAAGGTCAGGCTGCATCTGGTAAAGCATTAAATCAAAATTATCAGCCAAACAATCAGCAGCCGCAAGATCAACAACTTCCTATGGAAAACTTCAATGATTTGTTAGCTGAATATGGATTACCTCAACAAGAAGGCCAAGACAATTTATCAAATCAAGAGCAGCAACCTCCTATGAATAGCTTTGATGAGATGCTAGCTCAATCTGGATTGCCATCTCAAAACAGAGGTCAAAATAACTTCTCAAATGAACAACCATCTAATCAAAACATGCAAGGGAATTCTTTTGATCAATTTGGTATGGCATCTGGTGATTTTGAACAACAAGAGAATAATACTCAACAACAAGGTTCTAATAGTGCACTAGAAAACTTTGCTAGAAATAATCCTAAATTAGCTGAATTTTTAGGCAATATGCAATGGCCTAAGAGCAAAGGGTTTCAAAAAGCTGGTGAAATAGCAGGCATGGGTAATAAGGCTATTGAAAAAACTGGTCTTCCAGCTCTTGCAGGTGGGCTATTACAAGGGCTTGGCAATACGGGAATTTCAACAGCTAATCTTATACCTGGGGCAGAGATTCCACATCTTGATTTAAGAAAATTTTCAGCACCTGGAGCATTAAATAGCGTAATGCATGGAGCGGGAAACATTGGTGGAAACTTGGCTGGATTCTTTGGGGCTGGTGCAGGTTTGGGCAAAATTGGACAAGCATTAAATATTGCTCGCCCAACTGGTAAAACTGGTATGTTAGCTGATTTTTTAAAGAATGCTGGAACTGGTTATGCTACGGGTGAGAATGCAGACCATGGTAAAAGCGGTAGAATTATATCCGCTGTGTTATCTACTATTCCAACAGCTGCTAACTGGATGTCTGATAAAAAGAATGCTGCTAAAGTTCTTGCTGATAAAGAATCTGTTTTTAAAGCTGGCAATAAAATGTATGACAAAGTTTTTGATATGGCTAGAAAAGAAGGTATCACCCATGCCGATAAAGCACCTAGTATTGATATAAATACATTAAAGAAATACATGGATAAATCATTCTCTGAATCTTTAACTAAAATGATGGATAACCCTACTTTAAGAAATCTTCACAATGCTCAAAGTGATTTAGGAAAATATATTGGCTCACTAAAAAGCGACGTTGGCAAACTTCCTTCGGGAAATATAAATGCTTTTAATAAAGCTGTAGAAGCAAGAGATATAATTAAAAATTTATTAAAGAACACTCTAAATAAATCATCTAGTAAAGAATTAGCAAAAGAATTAACTAAAGCTTCTGACTACTGGAAAAATACTGTATCTCATTATTATGATTTTACAAAAGATATTTGGAAATTTTCAAATAACAAAACATTCCCGTCAACTTTCCTAAAAGGAATAAAAAATGTTGATGATGTTTTTGCAAAGAATATGGCTGGAAGACTTCCAGAGGTTATGTTAAAAGATTTTCTTAAGGACGGTTCAAAAAAGATTACTAAAGTTGGTGCTGCTGCTGGCACTATTTATGGTGTAAAAAAGGGAATAGATCTTCTAGATAGAAGCTAACATAAGGAATAAATAATGGCTCAAACTCCTCCAGATAACTACATCTCATCAACATCATTAGATGAGTACTTTGTTAATGAAAACACTGGTTTGCCATTAGCTGGTGGTCGTGTAACTTTCTACGAAGATAAATCTAGAACAACTACTAAGCTCGTTTACAAATTAACTGGTGACCCTGATAGTGTGGGTGGTTATGATTTTGCGTTCTTACCAAATCCCATGATATTGTCAGCAACTGGAACGTTCGTAGATAATAACGGTGACAATGTCGCTGTTTATTACAAGCCTTATGATGCTGATGGTAATCTAGATTTATACTATGTAACTGTTGCTGATAAGTTTAATACTCCGCAGTTTACTCGTTCTGCATGGCCTCCGATTGCTAATGAAATAGATGACAGCGGTCAAAGTATATCCTATGAAAATCAATTATCTAATTCACAGTTTGTTGATATTTTGTTTTCAAATTTAGCTAATGGCTCACATACTTATAATATCCCTAATGCGGGAACTTTTGAATATAACATTGCTCCTGACTGGGTCTTAGTAGTTGTTGCTAGTGCTGCAACAAGTGTTACAGTAGAAAGAAATGCTATAACTGGTAATGCATCATTAGTAACTAATCCACCATTTTCTTTAACTATAACTCCAGGCGCTAATATTAATGCAAATGGTTTATATTTAAGGCAAAGATTGCCTGACAATCCTGGGATATGGTCTCAATCTTCAAGTGATGACACTACTGGTTATGTATCAGCTAGTCTTGTATTAAGCTCTGGTTCTACTGCGCAGGTTGTTTATTTTCCGTCAAACGGAACTGCAACCCAGATTTTAGCTGCCACTAATGGCGGTGTATCTTCAGCTAGATTTGAAAAGACTATACAGCTTCCAGTATCAGATAATCTTGAAAGCCCATATGATGGATATGTAGATATAAATATTTCTATATCGAATAACAGTCAAACCACATTAACAAGCATTCAATTCGTTGGGTTACCGTTTAAACAAGATTCTGTACCGTATATTCAAGAAACTGTTAGTAGACAATTAGATAATCTATATCACTACTATCAGCCACAAATATTTTACAAGCCGATTCCAAGTTATCTTGTAGGTTGGGATTTTCCATTGAATCCAGCTAATGTTACTGGCTATGTTAGTCAACCATTAGATAATCTTGCTGGTGAATCTCAATACGTTTGGGATCAGACAATTGTCTGGACAGAAACCGCTGGTAGTAATATTACTTATGATAGAACTAATTCAGGTGCATTAAAATTAACAGCTGGCGCCTCTGATTCTCAGGTTGCAGTGATTCAATACTTAAGTAAATACAAAGTAGCGAAGATACTAAGTGGTCATTCTTCTGTTAATATTTCAGCATCTACCTCTAAAGTTGGTGGTTTATCTGGAACTGTTTCATTGTATTACAGTAAAGGTGCTGCATTACCTAGTTTAATATCACCAACTAATCAATCAATTGTTGCGTCATTAAATGCAGACGGCTCTGTAAATGGTTTGAATCAGACAACTGGTGATGTTTGGGTTCCACATATAAGAAGTTTAGTTAATGATGTTCCTGGTTCTTTTGATATAACTTCTACTACTGCTGGATCTTATAGTGATTTTGGTATTAGTGGTTGGGGTGCTGCTGCTGGAGCTGATGTAGAAGCTGCTAATTTCTTTGCAATCGTCGTTGGTTTTGAATCAATCCCAGCAAATGGATCAGTAACTTTAAATTCTATTTCATTAGTTCCTGGTGACATTCCAACCATACCTGCCCCTCAAACTCAAGATGAAGTTCTTCGAGAATGCCAAGCTTATTTTTGGCGTACTTATGCACCAGATGTTCCACGTGGAACAGCAAATGAACCAGGGTTTATAACTTATATAATGCAAAATACTTCTGGTACAATTTCCGGGAGTAACACTGCAAATGTATATACGTTTAGTGGGTTTGCTATTGAATTTCCCTCAAGTATGCGTATAGACCCTAATTTAACATTTTATAATTTAAACAATGGAACAATTTCCGAAATATCAAGCTATGTAAATATTTTATCAACAGCTACTGTTTCAACATTTCTACTTAATGAGTCAATTAATAAATGGTCTACAAGCTCAGGGATAGGATATATTAATAATAAGTATGCAGTTTTAGATCCATCTGGGATAATGTCTGATGTTTTAGGTGAGTTTATTTCTCGTAAGCAAGTAATGATGGTTTTTCACTTAGTAGCAGATGCTCGTCTAGGTATAAATTAATATAAGGAAATTTTATGTCAGTAATCAATAAATACAGTATGAACTCTTTTACTCAGTTCAATAACGGATACTCTTTGCCGATATCCAATACTTGTTTTAGCTGTGTATTATTACCAGCAACTAATACACAATTTACTGTTCCTATAGGACCGGTAACAACTGGATCATCTGGTGAAACATTGAATAAATTCATAGTTCAACTAAAATATAGTCAAGACAGTGCGAATGATAAATCAGATGTGTGGATGGCAGTTAATGAAACAGCATCTGTTACCGCTTCTAATGCTTTTGTCTCTACTGATTCTGTTCTTAATCCAGAAAATAGAACAGTAAAAGCTGGAGATGTGCTTAACTTTATTACAACAAGCACAGGAGCATTAGTCTCGATAGAGTTGTTTGCAATATAGTAGTTTTAGTATTTTTCCCTGTAAAAAACAGGGTTTTTGTAGTTGCGGTAATCCCGCTTGGTTTCAAATAAGAGGTTAAATTTATGGGAGTTTTATCAATAACAACTCAACCAACTGGGTTGGCTGGCGTTAATCCGTCTTTCATTTATATAGAGACAGACAGCACATTATCACAGGTATTAGTCCCTGGGTTTTTAACTGCTTCTAGATCCATGGGGTATAGCTTTTCAAATACTGAAAGCGCATTAGTATTCACAACTGATAATGGTAATGTATTATTAAATATTTCTAAAGATTATTTCAATGCTAGTTTAGTTTTCCCTACTGGTGGCGGCGGCGGTGGTGGTGCTCCATCAACTGCATCTTACTTAACGCAAACTGATCAAACAGGTCTTTTACCTAATAGTTCTTTTTTATCTAGTTACAGTACAGGATTTTTAACTAATACTGCTGGTGTCGGCGCATCTGGCTCAGTTGTATTAACTGGTTCTGCTAACGTTGCTGTGACGAACGGAACAGGTTCTGGTAATCCAGTATTTAATTTAACTACAAGTGGAGTTACTCCAGGATCTTACACTATTGCAAGCTTAACTGTTGATTCTTTTGGTAGAATAACTGCTGCTTCATCTGGTTCTGCATTAGTTGCCACTGTTTCTGGAACTTTAACTGAGATTGCATCCACTGGTGGCGCTAATCCTGTTCTTAGCTTGATTAATACTGCTGTTACTCCAGGGTCTTATACAAACGCTAACTTAACCGTAGATAGTAAAGGTCGTTTGACTGCTGTTGCAAATGGTGCTGCTGGTGGTGGCGTAACTTCTGTTTCTGGTACATTAACTGAGATAGCTTCAACTGGCGGTGCTACCCCTGTTCTTAGTTTAATAGCAACCGCTGTTACTCCAGGTGCATACACTTATGCTAGCTTGACCGTTGATGCTAATGGTAGATTAACTTCTGCGGCATCTGGAACAGCTCCTGTAACAACTGTATCTGGTACTTTAACTCAAATAGCTTCAACTGGTGGTGCTACTCCTGTCCTTAGTTTGATTGATACTGCTGTAACTGCGGGTTCTTATACTAACGCTGATATTACTGTAGATGCTAAAGGTCGTATTACTCTTGCGGCTAATGGTGCTGCTGGTGGTGGCGTTTCAACCGTTAATGGAACTCTAACAGAGATTGCTTCAACTGGCGGTGTGAATCCAGTTCTTAGCTTGATAAATACTGCCGTAACCGCTGGAGCATACACTTATGGTAGCTTTACTGTAGATGCTAATGGTCGCTTAACTGCTGCTGCAAGTGGTACAGCTCCTGTAACAAGCGTTGCTGGAACTTTAACCGAGATTGCTTCAAGTGGTGGAGCTACTCCAGTTTTAAGCTTAATAAATACTGCTGTAACTGCGGGTTCTTATACTAATGCTAGTCTAACTGTAGATGCTAACGGTAGATTGACTGCTGCTTCATCTGGCACTGCTGCCGTGACTTCTGTTACTGGAACTCTTAATAGAGTTACTGTATCAGCTGGCGTTACTCCTACTGTAGATATTGCTGCAACTTATGTTGGTCAAGCGTCTATTACTACTTTAGGTACTATTACTACTGGTACTTGGAATGGAACTGTTGTTGGCTCTACCTATGGTGGCACTGGTGTTAATAATGGTGCGAGCACAATTACCCTTGGTGGAAGCTTAACTACTGCTGGTGCATTTGCTTCTACATTTACAATGACTGCTGCAACAAACGTAACCTTCCCAACAACTGGTACATTATTAACTTCTGCTGGATTAGCTGATTATGCTGTATTAAATGCTACTAATAGTTTTGCGTTTAACATTCAAGATGAGATGCAAATACAAAGTTACTCTGAAACTTCAACAGCTTCGGGTGCAATGGGTGCTACTGAAACTTTTGATTTGGATTCTGGTAATGTGTTTACTGCTACTGCTGATGCTGATGTTGTAATTACTTTTGCTAATCCTGCGGCTGCTGGACAATGTTCAAGTATCTCTTTGATACTAACTAATGGTGGTGCTCATGCAATCACCTGGCCGGCAAGTGTTGATTGGCCTGCTTCAACTGCTCCAACTCTAACTGCGGCTGGTGTTGATTTGTTAGTGTTTACAACTGTGGATGCTGGTACTACTTGGTATGGCGCATTAGCTGCTCTTGACTTAGGTTAATAAAAAAGGAATTAAATATGACTAGATATGCATTAATAGAAAATGGGGTTGTAGTGAAAACTAGCGGACTTCCTAAAAACACTGCAAAAATCAGCGGTTTTGACAAATTATCAAATGAGAAATTAAAATCTTTCGGTTATTTACCATATGAGTACACAGCTCCAGTTATTGACTTTATGACTCAAAAAATGGGTGACGTTGAGTTTACTATTTTAGAAGATAAAGTTTTAGGTACTAATAAAGTTGTAGAATTAACGCAAGAAGAAGTAGACGGCATTAAGTCTTCTTTTGTTGAGCAAGCAAAACTTGGTCTTGTTGAGTTTTTGTACAAAACGGATTGGTCTATGGTTTCTGACTCAAGCTTAGACGTAGAACAAGCTGCATCTTATGTTGCATTGCGTGTTAACTTGAAAGCTGTTTTAGATGCTATAGACAGTATATCTGTAGA